TGGGAAAAGTATTATGCAGCGAAGGAAAAGTATAATGCAGCGTGGGAAAAGTATTATGCAGCGAAGGAAAAGTATAATGCAGCGTGGGAAAAGTATTATGCAGTCCTGTTAAAATACAAGCCACAACTTGAGAAACTGCATAAAAAAGAGTGCGGCTGCAAAGAGTGGAACGGAGAAAAGATGGTGTTTGGAAAATGACAACAGAAGAAGAATTTGACTTGAGTAAGAGAATCGTAGGAGAAGTATACGAAGGAGAATTAGACACATCACCATCTATGGAAGAAGAGGGATTTGAAGGTTACTTTGAGGTTGTCAGAGTTAAAGATGTCAAGGAGTTTATAAGGCGGTTGAAAGAAGAAATTGGAATAGATTATTATGCAGGAGATATTTTACCAAGAGAAGTTATAAAAATTATAGACAAACTTGCAGGAGAGAGGCTGAGATGATAGAAGACAAAAAGCTCGGGCTGAAAATTGCAGAAAACCCTGCTGAAGCAAAGTGGGAGACCATCAGAAGCAGGGCATCGGAAGCAATAGAGCAGCACAAGACAGAAATCGAAATCAACAGCGCAATAGTCAGGCTTGCAGACGAGAAGCTGAAAGAGCTGAGAAAAGGCAGAGGAAAATATATAGGATAATAATCAAATAAACAAGAACACGAACAAATCGTGTTCGAAGGAGAATAAAACATGGAAAACAAAGAAACCATCAAAGCGTTAGTAAAAGACATCGAGGAAAAGGAAAGCAAATCCGGAAGAATCTTTTGGAGCATTGAAACAGACAAGGGAAAGTTCAGCTGTTTTGAAAAAGAAATTGTTGAAGCGATTGGGATGAATGGAATTGGAAAGATTTGCAATCTTGACATTGCATCAAGCGAAGACGGAAAGTTCCAGAATGTAAGAAGCTGGGACGGAAAGCCTGAGGAAGCAAAGAAATCATTCACAACAGCAAAGGCATCGGTCAAGCCAGCAGAGCCTGACAAATGTCTTGTCTCTCAAGACAAATTTGCAGAAGCAAGAGAGGAGAAGAATAGGAGCATATACGTAAGCTATGCAAAAGACATCTTTATCGAACTGGTAAAAATTGATGCAGCTGAAAAGAAAGAATATCTTGCAAGTGAGTTGATGAAATCAGCAATTAACTTAATCAAACAGGCAGCCAAAGAGTTTTAGCATTTTTTCTTAAAAGAGCAGGAAGCTCAGCAGGCTGCAAGGTAGCCGCTTTCTGCCTTTCTGTTTTTTTCTTTTCAGCATGAAAAAAACATTCATTTGCAGAAAGTCAGCATACGAGCCTGCGAAGAGCTTCCTGGATATGACAGAACAGGAAAAATGCATGGCGAGAAAACAGCAGGAATTCGCACGATACCTAGAGCGCATCAGCGCGACAACATCTCGACAAGCAACGAGCTTCTCCCCCCGCCCGCTTGGCTTTGCCTCAGCAAAGCCAAGGCAAGCAAGTTAATAAGCCTTTTCGCTTGCGAGATGGCCTCTGTAGAGGCTATAAAGCCCAAGGACGCACGTTTAGCCTGCCTTTCGGCTCTTGCCAGCCTTCCCTAGCAATCGCCTGGCAGGGGCTATAAGAGGGGCAGGGCTCTGCTTTGCCCTGCCATTTGCAGCCCGCCTTATTTGGCAATGCTTGGGCGGGCTGGGGCAATGTCGCCTGAAGGCTCCATAAATTGCTTGCTGAGGCAAGGCATACGAACTTAGCAGCCAGCCAGCATGCACGCAAGCACAAGCACAAGCCACAGGCTTGAGCACGACTTGCTTGTTCTTGCTTAGCTGGGCTGGCTGCAGCAAGACTAAAGCATAACCAGCCAGCTCTCAGCCAACAAAGCCTGATGACTTGCTTGGCTGGAGGGCTTGCCTTGCTGGGCTGCCTGCAAGGCTTATGCTTTAGACTTGCATACTAGCCACCTCACCCTACCCTCTCCTCAAGGAGAGGGACGGAAGGCTCGCTGATACTCGCCTTCTAAAGAAGTAATAGGTAGAAAAAGTAAGGGTTGTTATTGTTGTGTGTGTTGTGTGTGTTGTGTAGCGAGTCTTAGAGATTAGAGTGATATATGTGATTATAGACTTCACAAAAAATTCTAAGAAAAACACCTCTGTTTCCACTGGAGATAAGCACAAATAAGCACGAGGTAACCTTCATTTCCACTCCACGACAGCAACAGCGACGCTAAAAGGGGTAGTTATTCGGTGAGTCGAAATTGCAGATGGAAAGTAGTAGTAGTAGTAGTAGTAGTAGTATAGATAGATAGATAGATAGATAGATATATAAAGCCAGGCAGCGTAGAAAAAGCATGAAAAAGCTATTCACGCAGGAAGCAACAGCAGGGAACAAGATTTTCTGGCTGAGTTATTTCTTTTTTGTTTGTGCTGCCTATGCCTCACTTTTCTATCTCAAGGCAAGGGGGCTTTTGTAATGGCAAGCCGATATATCTATCTTTCCGATGAGCTAAACAATCTTCTCAAAGAAGAAGACAATGCCAGCGGTCTTATTCAAAGCCTGCTCATGTCGCACTTCAAGACAACCGGCGGAAGCAAAACAGAAGTAATTCAGAAACTCGAGCAGATAGAAATTCAGAAAGCAATGACTCTCAAGCTGGCAGAGCAGGAGAAGGAAAAACTGCTGGCGATAAAGCATGGATTGGAATTGAAAGAAACAGAAATTGAGATGGCAGAAAAAAAAGGCGCTTCGAAGATTCTGAAATTCAGGGAGAATGCAATGAAAAACTTCAAAGACCTGGCTGCAAGGGAGATGACAGACGCAGAGTTCCTGGAATTTGAGGGGAGATTTGAACTCAATGAAAAAGGTTTTAACATATTCAAATTTGTAGAGGAGAAAAATGGAAAAAGTCCATGAACAATTTTGTCAGAACTGCGGCGCTTTGATGACTTATAATTTTCTTATTCAAAAATGGGTGTGCATGTTGTGCGGGAATTCTTGCTGATGCAAACTCCTAAAGGTCAGATAGTTCATGCTTTAAGACTAATGTGGCTAAGAAGCAGGGAAAGAGGCGAGGCGCTGAAAAATGCCAAATATTGCTGCCAAAAATGCGGCGTGAAGAAATCAACAGCAATAGGAAAGGAGCAGAAAGTCGAGGTGCATCATAAAAACGGCGTCGGAAACTGGGATTCTGTGATTGAACTTATTCGCAAGGAGATTTTGTGCGAGCCTGAATTTCTTGAGGTTTTATGCCCTGATTGTCACGAGGAAGCAGACAATGGAACAGCGGGAACTTGAAGCCAGGAAGGCTGAGGCAAAGAAAAAGCACAGATACAAGCTCGCTGCAATGACTCCTAAAGAAAACTCTACTCAGATGAAACTATGAAATGCCCTTTCCCTGTAAGAAGATGCAAACATTGCAACAAGCCGCTGAAATTGCCTGCGGCCAACAAATCAGGATATTGCAGCAACTGCTCACACCTGGCAAGAGTTAAAAACAGAACACAATGATAGACTTTAACCTAAACCTTCCATGGCTCACTTTGGATCCCTGGCAAAAAGAATATATAAAAACTCCGCCAGAAATTGATTGCTTCGTGCTTGTTCCAAGGCAGATTGGCGGGAAAACAACAGCCATGAGCATAAAAGCTGTTGAACTCTGCGTTAAGCATTACAAAGAGGGTGAAATTGTTCTTATCAACAGCCTGACAGAAAAGCAGGCAATGCTAATGCTGACAAAGGCTAAAATTTATGCAGAAGCAAAGTATCCCCAACTAATATGCAGGGATAAAGACAATAAACCGACTATGCACAAACTCATGTTCAAAGAGGGAAAACTAAACAAAGGAATTCTATGTTATGCTGCAGGGGAAGAGGGAGATTCAACTCGTGGATATACTTTAAAAAAATTAATGATAGACGAAGGCTCAAGAATGAAAGAACTCTACTTTGTTGCTGCGCTTCCAACTCTAAGCATGACTAAGGGAAGTATAGATATTTCCAGCACACCTTTTGGAAAAAAAGATAAAGAAGGAAATGAGAAGTTTTTCTATAAATGCTACAAAGATGATTCTTTTAAAAAATTCTTAGTTAAAATTGAAGATTGCCCAAGGAGAGATGAAGCGCAGATTGAAAAAATCCGCAAGAGGATGACCGAAAACCAGTTTAAACAGGAATATCTTGCCATGTTTATTGATGAATTGCAGCAGTTTTTTAGTGATGAATGGATTGAGAAAGTCTGCATCCTGAAAAAAGAGGGGATTATCAATAAAGGGGGAAGAAATTATCTTGGAGTGGATGTTGGCGGATTTGGGAAAGATGTAAGCGCTTATATAGAAGTTGGGAAGTTATCAGACAAAACAATAGAGCAAAGAGAGGGATTGAAAGAGCCACACAACAAAACAACAGAAACAACAAATAAAATTATTGAGTTGGATAATAAATTTAAAAATAAAAAAATTGGTGTTGATGATGGGGGAATTGGCTTTGGAGTTTTCTGCGAGTTAATAGACAACGAAAAGACAAAAAGAAAAACCATATCTCTTAACAATGCCTCGAGAAAAAAAGAAAGAGAGGAAGACGGAGAATTTTCAGAAAAAAAGCTCATGAAAGAAGAAATGTATGTGAATCTGAAAATGCTGGGAGAACAGGGAAGGCTAAAACTTTTTAATGATGATGAACTCAGAGCGAGCTTAGCTTCTATTCAATTTGAGGGAGATAAGATTTTCGGCTCAGATTCTCATTATACAGAAGCGACAATAAGAGCATGCTGGCTCGCAGAACAAGACAAAGATTTAAATATATTTGCTCACACATTCTAACATGGCAGCATTCACAAATACTAAAATAATAGCAGATGTTGCAGACCCACTCGCATTTTGCGGGGAATTAGTCGATGCAACATTCACAATAGCAACAATGGGCGATTTAGTCGGAACATACACAGAAGCTTATTTATGCGCCCTAGTAGAGTATGATATTGTTACAAATTGGGCGACTATAAGCACAATCTATAAAAAAATCTTTTCTGAATATGCCTGCAGGGCAATAGCTGTTGAAGCAATAAAGTATAACATGGCGGGCTTCACTTCAAGAGCAGAAGCGGAAGATATGATTGATTTTCATGTATGGAGAATGCAGGCAATAGAAAATCTTCTAAGAAAAGAAAGCGTTCAAAACTTCATAGGAGTTTAAGATGACTTTAAAATTAATTCCCAGCCTTTTCAAAAAAAGAGGACAAGTAAACTCATGGGATGGGAATAAGATGGCATTAAAGGATTTGCCAACAGTAACAAGTTTATCAAGTGGAACAAGCACAGACATCGACATAAACCCTGCTGCAACAATTCTAAAACAAAGTGCAATTCTTGAGGAAGGGATTTATTTAGTAATTGCAGGATTGAGAACAGACACTTACATAACTTTAGCAGGATGGGCATCGATGAAATTATGGCTGGCTCATGGAACAACACAAATAGATGGCAGCCTAAGGGAAGTTATGACTAATCTCGGAGCTGATGCTGAAAAAGTTGTAAGTTTGCAAACAGGAGCAATTTATGCTTTTAATGGAAAAGAAAAAGCAACTCTCTATGCTCAAGCAACAGAACTATGCTCTGGGCATGATTGCAACCTCTTGATAATAAAATTAACACCAACAGCCGCCTAAAAACATTTAAATACAAACTTCTACTCTAATTTACATGGCTACATTAAGAACAGGGCAGACAACAGACTTTACAGGACAGAACACAGAAGCTTCTGTAAGTGCTTTAACTCCTGACAGCCCAACTTCCAGCGAAACAAGATACACACCTGACTTCGAAAAGTGGTATGGCTATTATCGAAAGAATTCTGAGAACAGAGCAGTTATAGACAAATACGCAAGCTGGACTTTTGGCAGAGGCATAATTGCCGACGAGAAAAATCAGGAAAAGCTCGACAAAATTAAGGGTTTTGGAAAAGACAGCCCAAGAGGAGTTTTGAAAAGACAATGGAAAACTGCTTTAATCTGCGGAGATAGCTTTGGGCATATAGTCAAAGACGGACAGGGCAGAATGACTAATCTTAAACCTCTCGGAAATTTAACAATAGTCAGAAACAGCGAGGGGATAGTTGTAAGATATGAACAGGAAATAGACGGCTCAATAGTAAAATCTTATTCTCCTGATGATATTTATCATTTAAGCAACGAAGCAGGCTCAGATGAAGGACACGGAATTCCTTTTGCTGAATGCATGGAAGATGTTATTCTCTCAAAAATAGAAGCGATGGATGATTTAAAAATTCTTTATCATAGAAATATTAAACCAATTTCTTTCTTTGAAGTAGAAACAGACGACACCATAAAATTAGCAGCCGTAGAAGCAACAATAAACCTCGCTTACAAAAAATCTGAAAATGTTGTAATCCCAGCAGGAGTTTTAAAAGAAATCAAACAGGCAAAGACAGGGCAATACGCAACTCTTGATAGTCTGCCTTACATAAAATTCTTAGTCAGGCAATTTGTAACAGGCTGCGGAATGCCTGAAATTATTATGGGATGGAGCGAAGGCTCAACTGAAGCAGCCTCAAAAATGGTATATTTAGCCTATCAACAGGATATCGAGGATAAACAACTTTACAACGAGGAGCAAATCGAGGCTCAGTTAAACATAACAATCGAATTAGAATTTCCAGCAGACCTTATGGAAGCTCAGGCTGCGGGAGTTGCTCAGGGATTGCAAAGCTCACAACAGGGAGCAGGCATATCTTCTCCAGCAAGCATGAAGAAAGACGGAAATAAACAAGCAGTTAGAAAAGCCGATGTCAAAGCGTAAAAATTCACAGAGAAAAGAGATTATTTGGAACTTAATAAATTCAGGAATCTCAGGAACTCTCGTTCTTCTGGGAGCATTAACAACAGGCGGAATAGATGTAAAAAGCTTTTGCGTAGCCTTGATCACAGCTTTAATTGTCGCTGTTACTCAGTTTAAAGATTATTGGAAAAGCGAAGAAAAAGAATATTCTAGTAAAAATTATGGATTTATGAAGATTTTGTAAGGAGGTAACAAAAAATGGAAGAAGAAACTAAAAAAGGTGAAGAAGCAGAAGAAGAAAAACCCTTAACAAAACAAGAAGAAAAAATAAAAATTGTTGAAGATGCAAAAGACGCAGCTGCAAAAATGAAAGAAGAAAACGACAGAAAAGTAAAGCTGCTTGAGAAAGAAGAAAAACTTATTGCCAGGCGGGAAGCATTAAATGCTTTAGGCGGGGGATCTCCTGCAGGACAAACTCCGGCAAAGCCGGCAGAAAAGACAGCGAAGGAGTATGCTGATGATGTAATGGCTGGAAAAGTCAAGCCAAATTAAAGTCATTCGGTTTAACGAAAGACTTAAATAGTTCTGCTCATTGTAAAAAGCCATGGCAAACGGCGTAGCAATACTTGTTTATGAAACAGATGTTCCTATTTCTTTTACAGTTGCAGACGCTTTAGCAGTGGAAAAAGGCGATGTTCTAAGATTAGCAACACCAGACACAGCAGAAATGTCGTCGGCTAATAATGATTTATTCTGTGGAATTGCAGCTGAAGAAAAAATTGCGCTTGACGGAAAAACTAAAATTGCAGTTTATAGAGGGGGAATATTCAGGGTTGAAAGCGGAACTACAGGCTGCACAGTTGGAAAGACCGCAACTATTGAAGCTAAAAATGAATTCACAGACGGAGCTGCAACTGATGCTGAAAATGGAATTGTATTTGGACATTTCTTAGAAACAGGAACAGACGGGCAGTTTGTTCTGATGGAGTTGGGTAGATAATGGCGCCAGATTCAACAGCTATGGCGGAAATCCGCGGAATTGATATTAAGAAACTCGTAGAGGGATTTGCAGATGAGGGGATTATTCTCAAGAATTATTGCAGGGTGATGCCTTGCACAGCAAGAGAAATCAGATGGTATTCAAAATATAAAACTACATCTGGCTCAGCTGGAATAACAAATGGAATCTTAACAGGTCCGACTTCGCAGGGAGTTACAGGCTCGCTTATCTCAAACACATCTTCAAAATCTTTGCCTGTAGCAATAGAAAACAGCTACTCAAGAACAACAAGTTATGTGAAGAAATATTTTGCAAGCTCGCCTATGATTAGTCTGGAAGATTTGAAAGATTGCGACCCTGATGTATGGGGTGACATGATTAAAGACGCTGCAAGAGCAGTTAATTATCAGATTGATGCAAGAATTCAAACTGTCATGACAGCTGGCGGCTGTGGAACTGCAGCAGGAACTCAATGGAATTTGGACGCATCAGCAGACCCAATACTTGATTTTGAAAATGCAAAATTGTCGATGAGAACTTATGGATATGACGCAAGCGACGCAGTTGCTTACATGGACCCAATCTGCGAGAAATGGCTTGTTAGATGGCTCATCAATGTCAAGGGCTCAAGCATCCCAGGATTTTCAAGCGATAAAGTCGGAAGCGGAAAGGTTATGGAGCTGATGGGATTCAAGATTGTTGTTTCTCAATTAGCAACAGCAGACCAGGTTACATTCTTTATTCCTGATAAGGCGGTTGTATGGAAGGAATTTATGCCTCTAACTTCTGCAATAGTAAATGACGAGGGCATTGGAAAAACTGTCAGAGTATGGGCTGAGGGAGAAGCTATAAGACCAAACCCTTACGCTGTTTATGTTGCAACCAATGTAATCAGCTAATGGGCGATACTCTTGAGGGCGGAAAGAGAGATAATATTAATACTTCTCAGTTTGCTATAACTAACTATACAGAAGATTATGCTGTGAATTGTAATAATGTTATCGGCGCAGGAAGTGAGGGGCTTTTGGAATTGGCTGATGTTGTTGCAACTCTCATAAGAGATTTAATCAGGTTAGGAATAATTCACGGGACGGTAGCTTAAAATGGCAACAACTGACCAATACACAATTTTAGGAAGTCTTTATCCTAATAGGAAAGCTGTGAGATTGCTGGGAGCAAGTGATTGCGGTATTCAATCTGATAATGCAGGCGTGGCTATGAAAGCAGATGCAACAGGAACAATATCAGCATGGGTAATGATTCCAAATATCACAGATGCAACTTCTACAATAATCGGCTACGGAGATGATAATGTTGTTGAGTTCATTCAGTTATCTATTGAAGCTGGCTTATTGACTCTAAGATTAACAGACAATACCACAGCAGAAATAATTTATCAGGCTGATGCTGTTTTATTTGAGCCTCACACCTGGTATCATGTAGCAGTTACGCAGGATGGCGTTTATCCAGCCATGTATGTAAATGGAGTCAAGATTGCTGCAACTGGCGACGATGTTTCAGGAATAACAAAGTGGGGAACAGACTTAGCAGGATTAGATAAATGTTTTATTGGCTGTGCAAATAAGGCTGGAAATGGAACAGAAACAGAGGAATATCAGGGGTTTATCTCAAATGTAAAAGTGTGGAGCAGAGCTTTAACTGCTGCAGAAATAGTAAAAGATTATAATGGAACTGCGCAGACTGATGATTCAACTTACTTGAAAAACAACTGGAAATTAGAATATGATTTAATAGACAGCGGAGTGGGAGCTGACCCGGGAACAGCTGTTGCAGGAGCTATTCTTGTTGATGGAAATAACTTTACTTCTCAATTAACATTCGGCTGCGGAGTTCCAGTTGTTGCTGATAAGGTAGAAGTTTGCATAAGCGGAAATACAGGCTTTGCATGGGTAAGCCAAGCGGCTTAAAATGAAATCTCGTTTTGATAAACTCGAAACATTCTTGAGGAAGATTTATATATTTCTGAAATCTCTGTTCAAGCATGGCAAACACGCTGAAGGAAAAAGAGCTTAAAACCGATTGGGATGCTACAACTGCAGCAGATTCTACAAAAGCGTTCGGGCATGTCCAGAACTTAATCCCGACGGAGAAAAGTTTTATTCCTGAAAGAAAGAGGAAAGGTATAGATTAAGATGGTAGACAAAAGAAAAACTCAAAAGTTAATAAATTCTCTCAAGCCTCAGACTCAGGAATTTACGCCGATAGCGACAGACATGTTTCTTCCCAATCATTCAGGCGACTTGTCAGCTGGAAAAGTCCGGACAACTCCGACGCAGGACTTGAATGTTGTCAATAAGAAATATGTTGATGATGCAATCGCCGCAATTCCAACATCAGCGGCAGGCTCGGCATATTTTCAGGCATACAGAACTGCAACTTTTGACATAACAAACAACAATACATGGTATGACTATCCATGGACACTTGCAGCAACGCTGAATGTAGGATTTACGCATAATAACGCAGGAGCAAATCCCGAGCAGATAACCATCACAACAGCGGGAATCTATCAGATTCATTTCAGGGCTAATTTTTCTTTGGTTTCTGCAGGGGGCTGTATCCGCCTGCTGTTAAGCGGGACAGAAATCGCAGGAAGCTATGTAAATCAATCAACCAACGGAACGCCGCAGACAATCAACGAAACATTGATTGTGAGCTGCGCAGCGAATGATATTATAGAAGCACAGGTTGCAAATACCACTGCTGGCACGGATATTGTTTATGTTGATGTAGCAAACGCTCCAAATCCGACAACTTTTATTTCAGCTACAATTTCAATAATAAGGATTGCTTAAAATGGGCGAGAAAAAACCATCGCAGCGGGAAGTCGAGAGCTGCCTTGACTCTTTTATTTCAAGCCTTACCGTCGAGGATGTGCCCGAAGTAATGAAGCGAAGAATAGAGTATCTCAATACTGCAATCAATGTTTTTCAGCGTCAGGGCTATTGCATGAATGACTATCGCGGCATCGTGGACGAGCTCATGCGAAAGATTGAGATTTAAACCGAAAAGTATATAAACTACATATTCTTAGTATTCTTATGAAAAACATATTGTTAAAATGCGATGAAAAGTTTTTTTACAAATTGAAAGAGGGCAAGAGCATAAAAGAACAGGAGCTTGAGCGCTCGCTGACATGGGAAGAATACATCAAGCTGCTTTTTGAGAGGGGAAAATGAAAACAAAACCTGAAATCATCAAAGGAATGTTCTGGCATTGCCATCACGATATGCTGTGTGAATGGGTGTATGACTATCAGGAAAGAGTAAATCGCATCAAATCAACAAAACCCAAAAACGAAATAGAAACAAGATTAAGACTTTTCAAAGCAGTAAAAGGAAAACTGCCTGCTGAAGTTGTGAAAGCGGGGGAAAAGTGTGAGGCAGCGGGGGAAAAGTGTGATGAAGCGAGGGAAAAGTATAATGCAGCGTGGGAAAAGTATTATGCAGCGAGGGAAAAGTATTATGCAGCGAAGGAAAAGTATAATGCAGCGTGGGAAAAGTATTATGCAGCGAAGGAAAAGTATAATGCAGCGTGGGAAAAGTATTATGCAGCGAAGGAAAAGTATAATGCAGCGTGGGAAAAGTATTATGCAGTCCTGTTAAAAT